GGGAGCGCATATTCAGTGTCGTCGTCATCCTCCCAGAATACGAGCAACACTTCCGGCGATGCCGCCATGTGGAGCGGCAGTCCAGGTGCCCCGCCCCGTACGTTCCAGAGCAAATCAGCGCGATGGATTCCGCCTTTGACCTGCGTCAGTTCGCCGTCAACCGTCATGAGAAAGCAGATTGATCCGTCTGGCGTAGTGGCAAGGTGCGTCTGCAACTGGACGTCCCCGCCGGTCCCGCCGACATCGAAGCCGCGGACATTCCACGACAGGACGAACGCCGTCAACGTCGAGCGGATCCATTCGTATGACTTGTTCCAGAGCCAGTTGATCCATGCCGCCGGTGGACGGTCAGACGCTGCGAAACCGTCATCCTGATATGACGATCCGGGTTCGGTTGAATTCGTGTTCTCGCTGTCCCAGCGCGGGAGTTTCGTAGGTCGGTTCGTCATGCGTCTACCTTATCACCGGTCGTATGCGCCTACCAGTTGACCGCCTGTCGTCATGCCGGTATCCGCCAAACCCAAGTCAGTGGACGTCTCCACACTGCTTCCCGACGCCAGCGTGAACAGCGACGATTCGCCCGCCGGCCAGTAGACGTAGTGCAGTCGCACGCCGATAGGTTTGGCGGATTGAATGGCGCGATTGATGTACAGCGGATCAAGGCCCGTGATGTTCACGTGCGGTTCTAGGTACGCCTCCGCGCCCTTGCTGCCGCCGACTTCCTTGGCCGTGACATCCGCCCCGGCGCTACCTGACAGCAGACGGATCGCCGTAACGATATCGTCCCATGTGCCGCGACTGCGGTTCACGGCGATCCGCGCGGACACTGCCGTTCTGTACGGACCATCCGTCCGCCCGTCACGGCGCTCGCCTACGTCTTCGCCAATCAGCGTCAGGAAGAACCCGTCCGCCGTCGCCGGCGAGAACTGCGAACGCAGCGCCAGGATGGCAACTTCGGCGGGTTCGTACGCCTCCAAGATGGACTCGACGAACGCCGTCAACGCTGCGTCCTGATAGAACTGCGGTTCAAAGTAGCCCGGCATCTCACGGGCGTACGTCTGGTCTCGCGGTTGTAGCGGGTAGGGCATTTAACTAATCGTGATCCGGTCAGTCGCCCATGTGGCAATCTCACGCGACGAAATCGGGAGGTTGGATGTTGCTACGGGTGACGCCGTGAATGCGATCGCCAGTGCCGGCACGTCCGTCACGCCGGTGACAGCGAACGCCAGGGCGTATAACTTCGCATAGATGACATCGTCCCCGAGCCCGAACGCGGATTGTGCGGCAAGGATCAACGCCTCTTTGAACGCCACATCTCCGACGTATGTCGCATCTGTGGTGAGCGTGATATCGACGTAAACGCCGCGGTCAGTCGGACGACTGAACCGGACAGTTCGATCAGCGCCCTGGACGTCGACCGCCGTACCGGAGTCCGATCCCATGGCGCGAATGCCGGACGGTTGATTGTCCCAAATGACCTGCGCGATCTCGTCTTCGTCGCCGCCGCCGACAAGCGTCTCAAACGAATGCGGCGGCAGACTGTCCACGACGTACGAGTCAGGATTCTCCAGGACGGCGACGGACGTGATGCCGTCGAGTAGCAGCATGTCAGAAATCAAGGCGTCCGCCGTCGATGCGCCTGCGCGCGAGAGCGACTCCGCCTGACGGATACGGTAGGGCGCATCCGCCTCCTGATCCTGCCCGGGTGCGGCGTCGGCGGCGTTCGTGACGCTGTTCCAGCCGGTGACGGGCGTCACGATCTCAGTCAACTGCCCCGCCGTGACGAACGTGCCGGACCCTGCCACGACTGCACGGCATGCGACCTGAAAGTCTGCCGCCGATCCGCCGGTGTTCTCGACGTCTGCAAGCGTCTCGTAGACTTCCGTTTCGTCGGTCGAATCCGCCGCCTGCGATCCGGTAGGAAGGAGAACGCCGGCGTTCAGGTTCACTGTGGCAGTCACGGTTGACTTCGTGGCGGTCAGACGCGGGACGCCGATCCGATCGCCGGCGTCGTCGAGCCATTGCCCCGTAGCAGTCGATCGACTGAACGCCCCGATCAATGCCGCTAGCGCCTCTTCGATCTGCGCCGCTGCCTCGGCAGTAGGTTCGGCGATCTGCGATTGCGGCGTGTCGTCGGACGTCAGAAAGTCAGCGCCAAGTGCGGGCTTACCCGCCCATGCGTCGCGGATCTCCGTCTCGATTTCTTCCTTCGTTCGGGTCGTTAGACCGGTGTCGTCTACAGTTGCCATTGTTTGATCAGTCTATCATCACAGGATCGGGTGGCGTGCTGCGGTCGTCGCTCATGCCAGTGCCGTGCGGATGGCTGCCTCAATGGCATCGGCGATCAGCGCGTACCCCGCATCGTTTGGGTGCACGCCGTCGGCGAGATGCGTCCCCGCGTTGAGGATCGAGTTGAGATCGCACACGGTGATCGTGCTGTCCGCGCCGGGGATCACCGTGGCGACCAGCTCTGCGTTCAAGTCGTCCACGTTCGCGTCGTGCGTGCCGTTCAGCAACGGCGGCACGAGGCACACCACTACCGGCAGCGCGTTGTCAGCAGCGAAGATCGTGGCGAGCAGGTCGGCGTATGCCGCAGGCGTGGTGACCGAGTCGTAGGTCGTGCCGTTGTCCCGACAGTCGTTGGTCCCGGCGAGCAAGACGAGTACCTCGGGTGAGGAGCCGGAGATCGCAGCGGCTGCGCGCGCATCGACCTCCGCGATCGTGTCGCCCGATACGCCTGCATGATCCATCGCCGCGTCGGCGGTCGGCCCCATGAATCGCAACGTGCGCACGCCCGGCTCTACGTCCGCCGTCTCGAACGCCTCGCGGAGATAAGGGCGGTACCCGCGCCCATCGGTGCTCTCGAGACCGAGCGTGATCGAGTCGCCCAAGCACAGCAGTGACTGCGCAGTCCACGCGCGCTTGGCGATCGACGGATACTTGGCGATCAGGTACGCCTCGACTGCCGCGGCATCGTGCGCACCGGAGTATCGAAGCATCTCGGCGATGTCTCCCCGCCACGCGGAGGATCCCGTGTTGGCGGACCCAAGCGTGAGCCCGGCCCAGGTGCCCGCGCCCATTGCGCCCGAGGCGACCGGGGTCCCGGTCAGGTCGGTCACGTAGATCTCGCTCGACGCACCGTTGGCGGTGACGCGCACGGCGTGGACCGTGTTCCAGCGCCAGCCGCCGGCCGCCGCGAGACTTGACCCCGCGTTGCTCGTGAGCGCTGTGGGGTCCGCGGTCCCCGACGAGAATAGCGTGCAGCGATTCGTGGAGGTATGTCCGTCGTGCAGGAGCACGGTCGCCACGAACGTGCGCGCGCGCGTCACCACATAGGTGGTCCACGGCTGCGTGAGCGACGACAGCGCTTGCTTGAGCGCGCTTTGATTGCTCGCGTCGAGCGTCGCGTGTCCATCGATCGGGATCCCATCGAGGCATGGGTTCGCTGTGAACGCGGCGAGATCGTTTCCGTCGCCCTCGTCGAGCCACGTCTCGGCGCCCACGTCGAGGCCGGAGGGCCGATGCCACGTGACGAGCCCACCCATCGGCGGCGCAGCCTCCCCGCCGCCGCCACGCCGCCGCCGCATCTGCCGAACTAGTTGAAAACTCATGCCGCTACCAAATCCCCGCCGACCTTGTATTGTGTCGCCTCGCCCGCCGTCACGACAGTTACGATAATCAGATCGAATTGATCAACCGTCTCCGGCGGGTCTGCGAAGTCGCTGCTGAAATACAACTCCGCCGATCCGCCCGCCGCCAGGGTGACAGGATCGTCCGCGTCGCCCTGCATGATCCCGCACGTCCACCCCGCGGGCATTCCGCCGTCGGGAAGCGTCACAGTGCACCCGTCCACGTGCGTACAAAGCAGGATCTTGTTCCGGTCCGTCACTGTCAGTTCATACGTCTCGTCTTCTACCTCTTCGACCGTGACGTCCTGTGGCGCCGCCTCAATGTCCGCCGGCGAGATGTCCCGCGCCATGACTTCGCGGAGAGTGTCGATCTCCACCCGCCGGGTGGCAGTGTTGTTGTCTACTACGATCGAATGCGAATCCAGCACATCGCCTTCGGCGGCCAGTTCGGTTAGGTCTTTGATGCGTACGTCTGCCATGTCTACCCTATGATCAGCGTGTCGCCGCCGTCCGTCACGAGCGTGTCCTCATCGTCTGTGATGATAGCACTTGAACCGTCTTCCGTCACCACATCGCCCGCCGTAGCGTCCACGGTGAACACAATCCCGTCAGTGCCGCGGCACTCCGCCGAGATGGTCACTTGGCGCAAGCGCCGGTCCCGGGTGACGTCCATCCGCACGATCGAATCCACGCCGGGTGTGCCCACAATCACGGCGCCGAAGATGGCGCGGACCAGTCCCAGATCCGCCGTGTCGGTCAACTGCTCTAGATACGGGATGCCGTGCGACAGGTCATACCGCCACCCGCCGCGGATGGATCGGATCCGTTGTTCCACCCGTTGCCGGACAGACTCCTGCCCGGACACGATGACGAAGACGCCCTCTTCCACGACGACGCCGCCGCTGTCCGTTTTGATCTGCCTCATGTTGCCTTGACGTCTTCCGCCGCTACGTCCCCCGGCCAGGCGGATAGTGCGGACACGATGGCTGCCTTGAACGCCGCCCCGCCGTCATTCGGCGTCGTCGCTGCCCCGCTGATAGCGTTCTTCAGGGCGTCTAATTCCGCCGTCACCTTCGCCGCCAACGCCACGAAATCCAGCGCCCCGCCGTCGTCGCCAATGTTCACCGTTGCGCCGCCTGACAGACCCGTCAGTGGCGCGGAGTCGTGAGACATGAGCGGTAGGGCGATAGCGGATTCAAGCGGCGTAGGCGTCAACACGCGCCCGGGATCCGCCACCGTGCCCGGCGACCCTGCCCGCCACGACGCGATCGACCGTGAACAGAAAACCAGTAAGACCAGATCGCCTTCACTTAGCGGGTAGTGCATGCCCTTCGTCCCCGCCCGCGGGTGGCACACGAGCACATCCGGCAGGACCGGCAGATCCACCACACTGCGCGCCATGCCAGGGAGGAACGCTTGCCACTTCAAGAGCGGTTGAACGTGCGCCGTTTGTGCCGCCGCATCATACGACACCACACGCCCGGGCATGGCGGTATGGAGCGCCAACACTGCCTTCGCAATGGCGCGCTTGACGGCGCTAGTCATGTCGGCGGCAAGGTCCATTATCGCAGCGTCCTGCCTTCGACTGTAGCGCCGAATTCGGAACCGTACAAACTGCCCGTGTACTGCACTTGGTTCGCCCGGAATGTGACGTTGACGCGCTCGGATTCGATCTTGACCAGCCGTCCCGGCACCAGATCCGGCACCATGGCGCAATCACATTTGACGTGCCCACGACTATCGACCGACGGCTGACCGCGGAGTCCGGACGTTTCCGACAACACGATCGCCGTCCGGTCGAGCGCATTCTCGACGCCCAACGCCACGATATCCGTTCCCTGCGTTGTGACGTGAAAGCCTTTACTCTCTAGCAGCGAGACCAGCGAATGCCAGGCGGGACCGTGTACGCTGAATGGCGCATTCAACTGTCCGCCTACGCCGTCCAGTTGGATCGTCCGGAGCGATTGAGACAGATTGCCCTCACCTAGATCGCACGTGGAGAGCAGGTCGCGGATCACAGTCTGGATCTGCGTGCCCGCGCGATATGTGCGGTTCAACTGCCGCCCGTATTCGCGCGCGCGTAACGCCGACTTGGCGTCAATCTCTGTGATGATATCGGCGTTCTCGCGTGCGGACTCGACCTTCCGAAACTCTCCGTAGAATATGACCGGCGTCGGGTTTGAATCGGCGTATCCGGCACGAAGGGCAATCAAGTCGCCCCGCCTAGACGCTTCGATGCTCGCCCGGTCATCGTCCGAAAGGTTGTACAGTTTGATCGTCGCTTCGTCCGGCTCCGACGAGATAGACAACCGCGCGTCAAACTTGATTTCGTGGGATGTGTAACGGCGGTTCGCGATGTCCACGGCGATGCGCTTGCCGAACAACCTACCCACGCCCCAATTCCTCCGCGTCGTAATATCGAAGGGTCGCCTGTTCAATCGTCGTCAGGTTCGGATCCTCTCCGTCGGACGTCGTCAACATCAATTCACCGGGCGGACGGCGACGGTTTGAAACGGCGTTCAGCAACGGCCAGCGTGCGACCAGCACGCGCCCCGTCACCACAGCGACGTCATCGCCGTCATACAGATCGAAAAGCCATCGATCGATCCGCGCGTTGAAGCGCCAATCGATCCGATACGACACGCCGTCAAGCGACGTACGCTGTGTGTGGATCGGCGTGTCCGCCGTCGGCAGCGGTATGCGGCGAACGGTCATCCTGCTAACCGTCCTAGCGCCGTCAGTACGGACGTGTCCGCCTCTTGTGGCGCCGCCGAAGACGGCGCGTCGTCGGTAGCGCCGTTATCCTGTCCGCCGTTCGTGCGGCGTCGCAGTCGGGGGACGTCCACATCCGCCGTGACCTGCGAATCCGCGATGGTGATCTGTTGAAAGTCGACCGTCACGACCACGGATTGATTGCCGCCTTCAACGGGCGGGTTGATCGTCAGGACCGCCATTCGCTCATACTGACCTATCGCCGTCGTGACGGTCACCAGTTGCCCGGTGAGGCGGAGAATGTTCAGACGGGATACCAGGTTCCGTGCACGCTCGAATGGCGCCAGCGTCCGACTGGGTCCGAGGAACGTAGCGGTATTCCCGCCCTGCTTCTGCGACGATTCCACGATCGAAAAGTCAGTCACCTCGCCCGACGCCCACGCCCGGTTCGGCGTTTCGGTGACGAGCAGATCGACAGACAGCGTTAGCGGCATCTCCTGAATGTGATCCGTGATTTGCCGCCCGCGCCCAACCGGATACTGTGTCGCCATTGACGAGAAGTATGGCGCCTCCCGCAACGTCCCGTCGCACAACAAGACCTCTTCCGGTCCGGCGTCAGGGATGATCAGGATTTGAAACGTCGGTTTCATGGCGTCACTCGCCCGTCGTATCGGCGTCTAGTGCCCTTGCCGCCCGCTGCTGTTCACGGGTGATTTCACGTGCGACCTTTTCCGCCGACAGACCCTCCGCGTGGACGGTGACAATCTGATTGATCGTGCGGCTGGCTTGTTCGATCTGCGCGTTCTGTGCGATGGCGCGGATCGCCGCTTGATCGATCGCGATGTTCTGTCCAAGGCGCTTGAACTTCGCGCCGCCCGGGTCGGCTTCCTGTCGCTCGTTCGTGCGCGCGCCCATGCGAAGGTTGTTTTGGCGTGCGCGTTCCGCCGTCATGGCGTCGCGTTGTTCGTACGCGTCTATGGATGCACGGCGGACGTTGCCGCGGATACCTTCCCGCGCCTCTGCGAAGTCTGCGTTACGGCGATCGATGCGGTCGGACAGTCCGCGGCGAGCGCGCTCGGCACCCTCCGATCCGCCGACGGCTGTACCCGCTACGCCGAACACACCCGCTACGTTGTTCAGGAACCCCATGACCTCCAGAAACTCCGACGCGTCCCGAAGTGCTCCGGCGAACAACATAGAGATCCGATCAAAGAGATTGGCTACGGAGATGTAGACGATCTCTATGGTGTGCGGGACCGTTTCAATAAACGCTCGGAGCGCGAACCACGCGTCCGCCATCCTGTCCAGTAACGGGATGACGTCCACGTCGAAGTGTGCCATGAAGAACGATTCAACGGCGGACTCGCCGCCATGGTAGGCGACGATCAAGTCTTCAATGACGAGCACTAGCGCCGCCAGTCCGACGGCGACGAGAACCGCGGGGTTCGCCAACATCGCGATCGTCAACGCAGCCACGGCGGGGACGGCGATCAGCGCCGCGATGCGCACCAGATCAATCCCCTTCGATACCTCCGCCCACTTGTCGAGCCACCCGCCGACAGTGTCCGACACCTTCTCTAGCATTGGCAGGAAGCGCTCCGCTAGTCGCCCGGTCACGCCGTCAATGCGTGCGCCGAATCGCGTCATGGCATCTTGTGCGCGGACGGCGGCGTCGATGGCGTCACGACTTGCGCCACCGCCTAGTTCGCGGAATTGCTGGCGCAGTTCTTCGACGCCCGCCGCGCCGCCCGACAACATCGGGATCAACTTGGATCCGGACTCGCCGAACAGGCGCATCGCCATCCCGGTCCGCCGGGTGACATCGGGGATCTCGGATAGACCCTGTGCCAGATCCATAAACAGATCTTCGGCGTCGCGGATGGTGCCGTCCGCGTTCTTTACGTCGACACCCAACGCACGGAATGACGTCGCTGCCTCCGCCCCGCCCATTGCCGCCATGGTCGCCTTCATGGAGAGTTGGGCAAGACCGACGTTCATCTGCTCTATCCCGACGCCGGATAGGTTGGCGGCGAACCGTAATTCTTGGAGCGCTTCAACGCCGATGCCCACACGCTGCGACGTCTTGTCGATTTCGTCCAGCGTGTCGATCAATCCCGTCGTGAATGAGCGCAACTGTCCAACGGCGAAGTACGTGGCGATCGCCGCGCCGACTTTGCGGAACGTCCTGATCAAATCCTTCGACTTGCGATCGGCGTTAGTCAGTCCGCTGGTGTCCACCTTCGTACGGAACCGCGCGAAGACTTCCTTTAGTGCGCCGCCTGACATGGGACTAGTCTATCACTTCGCCTGCGAATGCGCATATGACTGTGCACGTAGGTACGTCACGTGATCCAGCGCGTCGAACAAATCCGCAATCGTCCACTGCCGACGCATCTCCGTTAGCGTAGTGCCGCCCATGTCACCCGACGACAGGACCGCCAGATACAGCGACATGGCGGGGTCTACGGACGGCGGATAGTCTAGTCTGACTTTCGCGGGAGGGAGGCGAGGACTGTACTTAGGTCTGCAAAAAAAGGGCGCAGTTGCTCCTTCAGACTCTTGCCTATGAACGCGTACATACGGAACATGTCGCGCCCGTCTTTGAAGTGTCCCGATGCGGCGTCAAGACGTTGCTCCGCCTTGCCGTCGCCAGTGTCAACCCACGTGACTTTGGACAGCATCTTGACGACGCTTTCGACGTCTTCAGGCGTGACCTTCTCAGAGAAGATGTAGATACCCTCTAGCAACTTCCCCCACCCGTCGCCGTCCGCGCGGAGTTTATCCGCCAGATCCGACAACTGCGCGCCGCCGTCAAGCATGCCCGTCAGCGTCTCTAGCGCGGGGATGGTACCCAATTTCATGATCTTGTGGTGGAGTCGGAGCGCGTCTTCCGACGGCAGGAAGTCTTGACGGTATTGCTTGCCGCCCGCCTCAAAGGCGAAGTGTCGATCCATGGTTCCTCCAGAAACTCAAACTACAGGATGGTGCCGGGCGGCAACTCTGAGATGAAGTGCTCACACTCACCGCACAAGATCGTGTATTCGATCGTCTGCGACTCCGCGCCAAACGACTGATTCGGCATCTGTGCAAGTCGCGCCTGCGCGCAGTTGAACAGCGTGGATCCGTCGGGCACGTTGTTGTCAATGATGGTGAACGGGAACGCGCCGCCGCCGGTGAGTTGCTGTGTTCGGAACGCCGCTGACAGTAGGCGGTTGGCGTTGCTGTTGCGCTCGACGGTGAGCGTCACGGTCGCGGCGTTCGCGCGATTGACGCTGTAGATGGCGTCACCCTGGACGGTGTTCTTGACCGTGACCTGTGCTTCGTTGTACGCGATCGCGGCGAAGACGTCTTTCTGATATGCGCCGATCGGGATACCGGCGATAGCGACGACGACCTTATTAGGATTGTGAGTGTGTGTCGACATCTTAGAATCCGATGATCACTTCGCCGATGTAGGAATGGATAGCGCCCTGGAACCGTCCAGTGATTTTGAATTCGGACAGTTCACGCGCCGTGCGTGCGGCGAGATTCGCGCCGGGGTCGCCGATTGCCGGCAGGATAACGAGCGGCAGCGGGTCCTCTTCGGCGTTGTCCGGGTCGCCGGCAGAGAGAATGCCTAGACCGACACAGTCCTTTACGACGCGCTCTAGTGCCTGACGCACAAGCGCCAAACCCGTCGCGGTGAAAGGCACCTTGCCGTTCGAGAGATTCAGCGTAACCAACGCCGCCTCGCCCGCCGCTTCGACGTAATCAAACGACCGCAGGATATCGATGTAAAGATACTCGCCCGCAACCTGTCCGTCCGTCGTGGCGGAAAGGCTGGCGTTCAGTGCGCGGAGTGTGGTGTAGCGCTTCGCCTTCAAGGCATTGAACAGCGCCGGCGTCAGGTCCGCCGCCGTGACGCCGCGGAGACGCTTGTTCGCCCACGTCGCAGAACCCGGCTGCCGTGGCAGCATGGCGCCCGCCAGGGCGCATCCGGTGTACTGCCGGTAGTTCGGCTCCCACACGGGCGCGCAACGGTTGTTCGTGTCACCTAGTGCCACGGATCCGATATCGGTCGGGGCGCCTACCTCGGTCGCGTCACTGTCGGACGTCTGAGCAACGTACACTTTCTTCTCGGTGGCGATCCACGTCTGCGCGGCGTCTGCGATGGCGGGCGATTCGACGTCGAGCATGAGCGCATACCACGTATCATCGTCTGCCTTGATCGCCGCAAGATCCGTAGCGACGCCTGGATCCGTCGTGGTGTCGAGGAAATCCAGATCCGCCGGACGACTCTTGCCGTTGACCGTCCAGTCAATCGCGAAAGTGTCGCCCGCCGTCGCCGCGTCCAGCGTGATGAACCCGGTACCGTCGACCGACGCGACGTCTGTCACAGTCGCCGCGGCGTCAATCAACGCATGAAGCGCCGTGGCAATCTCCGCGGCAGTCTCGCCGCCGGTGTCGACCGTATACGTGAACGTCTCCGACCCGAGCGCCGACTTGATTGTCAGGATGTAAACGCTGCCTTCGGTGAGATTCTTCGGCGTGACGACGACGGTTTGAGTGTGCGCCAGCGCCAGTCTGCCGAGCACGATCTCCCGTGGCGCGAATTCCTGACCGAGCAGTTTGGATGCCATCCGATACAGCGCGTCACCGGTGACGAAACCGTCATCAAGCATCGCCTGCAAGATGCTGCCGGGGTCACCGGAGTATCGGCGAGTGCGCCCGGGAAAGACAGTCGTATATCCCGCCAGTAGCGAAACGCCGAAGCCGGCGGCGGGGATGGCGGAGGCGCCAAGCCGTGCGGTCAGATCGGCGATATGAGTGGACGACATAGTGGAATCCTATCTGGTTAGAGTGCAGCGGTCAAGACGTCAACTCGTTCGGATCCGGCACTGCCGTTTCGATGGCTTCGACGGCGACGTCCGTTGATTGATAGACGTCATGCAGACACATGCCCCATTGTGACGTTGCCTGCGAAAGTTGATACCCGTCGTGTGACATGAAGTCGACGGTGGCGATCGGGTTGACGCGATTGAGTGCGATCGCCGTGTCGTCCAGTGCGTCAGACACTTCCGCCAGTTCTGCGCGCATGCAGATCGCGGAGAGTAGATCCGTCGAGGTCGATCCTGGCACTTGCCACCCTGCTATCAGCGACACGTCGAGCGTCACGTCGACAAGACGGACGACCTTCGGGACGACATACTTGGCACCTGTGTCACCAGTGCTTTCATCGTACAGGACAGGGTTGGCGCCACGCTGGTCTAGCGTCGAGATGTGCAGGAGGATATGTGCCGGGTCGGACGGATCGACATGCGGGTTGCCGTCGTCGCGCCAGTACGTTGGCAGTCCGGACAGTTCGCCGATCCACGTAATGATCGCCGCCCGTGTCGCCGTCCAGTCTGTTTGCAGGGTGGGCACTAGTCCTCTAGATCGTGCGTAATGGACGAGCGGAATTGTCCAGTATCAATCAGTGGCGTGTCTTTCGCCTTACCGTGGCGCGCCTTCCAACGCTTTGTGCTTTCGGCGAGCGGCGGTTCGATACCATTGGCGATCCGTTGCTGCACTTCGCCGGTGAAATGCATCCCCGCCTGATCCATCGACTGCCGCGGGTCGCGATCGTCAAGCAACGCATCGCGCAACCTGTCGTAAAGC